CGCAGCCGCGCGCCGATCGACGTCATCGCCGCGTCCCACGACGCCTTGTTCAGCGTCATGTTGGCCGGAGCGGCGTAGTCGTTATCTGGGGTTGGCAGAGACAATGGCGTCGGCCCCTTCATTCTCGACGATGGCGTTAAGCGTCGCGCCGGTCATCTGATGGCCGCCGAGCGGCTTGATGCGCGCACGCCCGACCATCACAGTGCGGCTGAGCCGCACGTCGTAAGTGGCCTCCGGGTCGTAAGGGCCGGAGGAAGTCGCGCCGCCATGGGGTTGCTGCGCCATTTGAAGCCTCCTTAAAGCGCGTAGACCGCGCGGTTCTGGATGAAGGGCGTGTCGGTCACCTCGGTCGAGGTCATGTCCAGCCGGTATCGCGCCACCTGCGTCGAAGGCACGGTAAAGGTCGCGAGGATCCTGCGGCGATTGCGATTGTCGGAAGGCTCATCGGTCACCGTCGTCACGCTCGGCGTGTAGACCGTCGTTCCGATGACGAGTTTCGGCGCGGCCGTGTGCTTTCCGGCGTCAAAATTGTCGATGATGCTGTCGGTCTGCACTGTCGTCGTCGCTACGCCGAAGTCGATGACCTTCCCGATCGCGACGAAGTCGCCGCGCGAGCGGAACGTCATGCCGCGCGCATAGGCGTCGAGAACGATCGCCGGCTGAAGATCCTTGGTTCCCATGAAAACGGCGCGCAGCTGCACGAGCGCGGGAAGTCCGTTGAGATCGTCGGCGCCCTGCGCATTGTCGAGCGTCAGTGGACGCCATGGTGCGTCAGGGATCGACGGCACCTTGATTTCCCAGACGAGGCTCGTGCCCGCGGCCTCCCACCCCGCGTGCAGCAGCTTGATTTCCGTTATTCCGCCATCGAGCGTGAGCGGCAGGAATTCGACCGTCGTGCGCGCGGCGGCGAACTTCGCGCAGTTTAGGCGGAAGGCGAAATCATTGTCGGTGATGGGCTGAGCCCAGGCACCGTCTGAACAGACAAAGCGCGAGCCCTGCGCAAATGCGTTCCCCGAGACCGTGCCCAGCGCGTGATTGGCTGTCGTGACCACGAACCAGGCGTAGCGCTTGCCGCCATCGAGCAGCGTCGGGGCAAGCTCGAACTTCGACCAGCCGGCGGTGAGGTCCTCGGCGTCCTTCTCCAGCCGCGCGATCACCGCCTTGAAATTCGGTTCGCCGTTTTCGCGGCATTCGCAGATCAGGAGATGCAGGGGCCCGGACGGCGAGACTCGCGTGAAGAAGATGTCGATGCTGGTCAGAACCGACGGCTGGGTGTTGAGCCAGCTCTGCCCATGAATCGAGCCATTCAGCCCGACCGTGGATGTGACATAGTCCCAATAGGTGTCGGTGACGGTGCGTTTAATGATCCTTCTGACCGTGACCCAACGATAGGGATGAAAGATCCAGAGCGGGTCAGGAGTGGCGGCGATGATCTCGAATTCCTCGCCGTCCTTGGTGAAGATGGCGCCAACGTCCTTTCCCGGCGTGTAGCGGGCCCATTCCGGCGCGTTTTCGCAGAACGTCACGCTCGGCCCATATTCGGTGACCGTGCGCGAGAGCGTCTTCTGCACCGCCGTCACGATCGTGTGGACCGCCGAAGAGATGTTGACCGATCCGCCATCGCTCACAACTTCGAGCCGCGTCTCTTCCGTCCACGCCGGGAGCAGCAGATTGCCGGAGACCCGTATCGCCGGCGACTCCTCATCGATCACGCCGAGCTGCATGTCACGCTGTGCGGCGAAGGGGAAGCGCACTCCTTCGCGAACGCGGGCGAGCCAGGAAGCATGCGTGGGATCCCATTTGTCGCCAACGAGGCCCGGATCATAGTCGTAGGCCACCGACTCCGGCGGCACGTTTGATTGCTCGAGCAGCTGCGCAATCGAACGCTTCATCTGGCGGACGATCGCCGGCGAGGGGATGTCGCCAAGTCGCGCCTGGATATTGGCGATGTCCGTCCTGATCGTGCGCACCGCGGCGCGCGTCTCGCTGAGATCGCCTTCGACGAGCGCGAGCCGGCCGTCATGCTCGTAAAGCGTCTTGACGCGCGCGGGGTGGTTCGGCTCGATCGCGGCGATGCCGACCGTCGAGAGTTCGACCCAGGCGAGGCAGCAGCGGTTCGCCGGCACTTCCGGCTTCAAAGGCGTCGGCGACGCCGCGCCGAACTCGACGACAAAACTGATCTTGCGCCGCTCCAGTTTTGGCGTCTGCTGCGCGACCGTTTCCTCGGTCTCCGCGTCGGTCTCGAACAGGCGCTCCTCGTTGATCGTTTCGAGCGCGCCGTCCGCGAGGATGGCGAGGTAGCGATTGTCGCCGGAGACGATGGGCAAATACTGCTGAATGTTGATCGTCGTCGGCGCGGCGTTGCGATAGAGCTTGCCGTCAGAAAATAGCGTGCCTGGCGAAACCGTGAGTTCGAGCGCGTTTTGATTGGAGACGGTGAAGTCCGCCCAATGCGCCGGATAGTCGATCGCGCCCGCGACGAGCGCGTCTTCAGAGGCGCGGGCGTTAAGGCCGATATTCGTCCAATCGTCCGGTTCGGCGACTTCCGCCTCATTGAATTTCACGACATCCATGTCAAAGCCTCGTGCGCGAGATGAACTGGCCGAGCGCATAAGTCCCGTCGAGCGGGATGGCGTCGGCGATCGTGATCTGCCGCTTGTGCTGGAAGCTGACCCGATATTCCGTTTCGGGCGACTTCGACGCGCGCAACGCGGCCCTCGCCCGTCTGAACTTTTCGCGCGAGGGCGCGCGGCCTGCGTGGCGGCCGAGAACGGCGCGCCCATAGACGAAGCCCATGCGCGGCGTCGACGTTTCGAGGTGAATGAGATATCGCGCCATGAAGGCCGGATGGCGCACCGACGTGCGGCCGATCACTGCGCTGCCAAAAACGAAGCGTTGCGGATAGGCCTTGGCGTCGATGAGCGTGGCGTCGACATAGGCGAGCAAAGCTGGAACGGCCGTGCGCGTCCCAATCGTGAAATTGAGCGCCGGCGCTTCGTCAATGACGAAACGCTTCAACTCTTCCGGCCAGTCCGAGAACCAAAGCCGCACGCCATAATGAACGGCGAGCCAGGGAAGGAAGGCGACGGGCGCGCGCGCAGGATCCACGACGTCTTCGACCGGAACCGGCAGGATGTCGGACATGCCGGCGGCGGCGGCCTCTTCGAAAGCGCCGCGCGCGCCAGGCAGGAGATCGCCGACAGAACTCGCGCTTTGGCTCATGGCTGCTGCTCCGCGTGGAGAGCGACGTCGCGCAGAATCGGAATGGCGTAGGGACTTCCGGCGACGTCGGCCGCCGGCGACGTAGCGCTGGCGCGCAGCACGCCCGGCCCGTAGATCGCGCCAACGAGCGAATTGACCGGCACGAAACCGCCGATCTTCATCCGTTCCTTTGCCGCGATGCGAACGCGCGCCGCAGCTTCGCTCGTGACCGCCGTGGGATCGGGGCCTTTGGCGACGACGAGCGCGCCGGCGAAATCGTAGAGGGCGCGCTGCGCCTTCAGGCAAATGACGGACACGGCCTCGGGCTTCACGTCATCCGCGAGGAGGCGTTCTTTGACGAGATACATTTCCTCTTCGGTCAGATCGCGCCCTTCCGGTCCGGCGAGCACGATGTCGATGTCGCCGCGGCGGCCGTGAACGGCGCGGCCGTTGACGGCGGCGTGATGCAGGTGAGGGAGTGCCGTGTAAGCCTCGAACAGATAGCGCTCGCGAGTTCCCGCCGCAGGACGCGAAAAGGCGAGCAGGTAGCGCAGGAGGAGACGCTCGTCGGACTCCATGACGGCGCGAGTCGACTCCGTAGCGGGAACGACGGTCAGACGCTCGATATTAGCGCGCGCGACGACGTTATCGAGATCGTCGCCCTTGGCGAGCGGCGCGAGCACGGCGCGCACCGCGTCATTGACGCGGGCGCGATCAATGAGCCGCAGATAGGACCAGGCCTGACTGACGATAATGGCGGGATCGGTTTCGAGCGTCTGGACGTCATAGTCCGGCAAGCTGGGATCCAGCGCCCGCGCCGCCGCCCAGACGGCGACGAAGCGATCGACGAAGGCCGACTGCAGCGTCTCATAGTCGAGCGGTTCGATCGCGTTGGGCGCGGGAAGCCGCGAAAGGTCGATCGTTTCGGCGGAGAGAACGATCATGCCGCGCCTCGCAGTTCGGCGACGGAAAGCGGCAGGTTGAGATCGACGCCTTCAGCGATCGCGTAATTGCCGAAACGGCCCTCCGGGTAATAGGTCCCCTCGAAGAGAACGCCGAGAGCGCCGACGCGATCGAGCGTCACGAGCTGCAGACGCCGGATACGATATTCCGGCTCCCATTTATGCACCGCGACGATGACGTCGCGGTAGAATTCCGCGGCGAGCCGCGCCGAAAGATTGCGGCCGATCTGACGCGTCGGGTTCATGCCGAAGTCGAGCCGCATGACGCGCTCCGTCGGGATCGTCATGACGATCTTGGCGATTGACTGCTGCAGATGCGCAAAGCCGGAGAGCGGCCTGCCCGTCCTGGCGTCGATCCCGTTGCGGTAGCGGATCACTTCAACGTTCCTTTAAGAGGCCTTTTCGGCCTTCGGGGCTTTGGACTCCTTCTTGAGCGCGATGGTTCTCTGCGCCAGCTC